AGCAAGCTCAACAGCAGTATCGATCATGAAGGACTGGATTCAAGGTTTAACAGACAAAGACCGAGAATCCTTCCTTACATTCTGCAAACGGACTAACTCCCCAATCCAGATGTACCTGTATTCCCGATTTCTCGGGTTTACGGGCAGCATCGTGGAATGTGATGAGTGGTCTAAAAAAGAATACAAAAAACGGGATTTTAATGGTCTTCTAGAAATGGAAATTGACTCCATGCAGCAGGATATTTTTAAGCTGCGTGAGGCAATTGATATGGGGATGGTTAAACAAGATATGGGCACGTCTCGCATTGCGATGATGCAGAAAGAACTTAGAGGCTCAATCAAGCAACTTAACGATGAGAAGATCCTCCTCGACAAACAGGGTTTGATTCTCGCTGGTGCAGACCGGGCGTTGCGGGAGATGTTGTCTATTTTCCGAGATGATCCGATTGAAGGTCCACTCCAAGAGGCTTCGATGGGTGTGTGGACAAAGATCCTGCAGGAAGAATCTTAAAATTAGTACGCTATGCTACGGGCATGGCAGGCACTAGTATCTACAGCGTTTATCGTCGCACCGCTAGGGCTGCGGCTCAGAAACGAGTTGTTAAACAATCGTCAACTGTAGATGTAGAGCGGGCTCGAAAAGATTTTGGATATTTTTGTGAAGTCGTTGGAGATAAACCACCGGCGACTCACCACAAAGAGTGGCACCAATACTTATGCACCGGTGACGACAGCGAATGTCTGGTTGGAATTGCCGGACCCAATGTGGATATTCTGGCTCCACGGGGTTCAGCAAAATCAACTGTGTTGGGTTTGTTTACAGCTTGGGCAATTGGTATCCACGCTCTAGCCAAAAAACCGCTCAAAATCCTTTATATTTCTTACACCGTAGATGTGGCGCGACCTAAGAGTGCTGCCATTAAAAGAATTATTGAAGAGAGTAAGACTTACTCGGAAGTCTTCCCAAGTGTAAAGATTGCCAAAGGAATCAACTCCAACGAATACTGGAGCATCGATTGGAAATTTGCAGGTATTAAATCTACTGGTGAAGAAGAGTTTACTGTTTGTTGTGCGGGTTTGAAGGGTGCAGTGACATCCAAGCGATCTCATCTTTGTATCATCGATGACGCAATTAAATCCGCAGATGATATTAAAAATCGGGACATCCGTGCAGCCATGGAAGATAACTGGAACTCAGTTATTGTTCCGACTATGTTCGAGGGTGGGAGAGCCATCTGCCTAGGAACTCGGTTCCGACATGATGATATCCACAACACTACATTTACACCCACAAACGACTGGATCCAAATCGTCCAATCGGCAATTACTGTTGATTCAGAGGGTGAAGAAATATCATATTGGCCAGCCCTCTGGTCCCTGGAGTACCTACAGGATCGGCGTCGACAAGCGCCAATTGCATTTAGTTTCCAGTATCAAAATCAAATTGTCCAAACCAGTGAGCTCTCTCTGTCTCCGGATTTGATTGTTAAAGGTGCAATCGCAACTCAGTTTGATTCTTTAGGTGTTGGGGTTGACCTATCTGCAGGCATCCGTGAACAGAATGACTATACCGTCTTCGTGATGGGTGGACGTGTGGGGCAGAAGATACACATCATCGACTGCAAACGAATTCGGATTATGGGCAACCTGGAGAAACTAGAAGCCCTCATGGAAATGATGGAAGAGTGGGGCGTTGTACATAAGGACAACAACAGGTATTTCCCCACCGGATCAAATATCGACATCTGGTCTGAAGCAGTTGCATATCAGGCATCCTTGGAGGCGGATTTTAAACGTATTTGTCTGGGAGACCACGGACTGTACAACATGAACTGGCACGCAATCAAAGGATTCCGTGGGGACAAAGTCGCTCGTTTCCGGGGAATTATGGGTTTGTTTGAGCAGCGGAAAATTATTTTTAACAAGTATCGGAGATTCGGACCACTCACCGACGAGATCGTTAACTTTGGTGTTAGCTCGCACGACGACTGCGTCGACGCTCTCGTCTGGCTCTGTAATGGCCTAATGACCAGGGGCAAGCTGGAGCTCGAATTTTAAATTTAGGAGTAAATAGGGATAAAGTATTTTGGACCTAAACTAGGAGAATCCATTTCCAATGTCCACCAGCTATTACACTATTGAGCTTGAGCAGGACGCCTACGGTTCCGCAGTAATCCCTCTGCCTGACGAACTGTGCCATGATATGGCTCTTCAACCGAACGAACGTTTCGACGTTGAAGTTGAGGATGACACAATCACACTCAAACGGATTGCCGCTGGCTACGATATTGAAGAATAAACTGAGATCCAGTAAAACCGATGAGCGATAGTACCAAATCCACCCTCGACGCCATCCTCAAAGCGGTCGTCACAAGGGATGGTACTGGCCCAGCAGATACCATGCTGGTGAATGCCCACTTGTCCCAAATGAAAATGTTTGGGATTCGGCAGGGTGTCGAATTCTATCCGGCTCAAGATAATTTCGGTACGCAGCGATTTGACTTCATTCAGCAAGTCATTAAATTCAATAAATTAGATGCACGACTCGACTCCATTTGGGATCGATTTTTAACGTACGGTAAAGGCCTTTTTTACATCCGGCCCACCAAGAAGACTTATCGCCTGTACTGGTTCGATAAAGATTCATATCGAACCTATTATTCAACCGAAGGTGACTTGGAAGAGGTCATCATCATTTATCCGTATAAAGTCAAATCCAATAAGGGCTTCCAGGGTGTTGGCTTAAATACTGATAAGCGGTATATGCGTCTGCGCATCACCGCAACTGAAATTGAAGAGTTCCACAGCGAACAAGAAATTACCTTTGATATGCCGTCGTTGGAGTACGGCATTTTTGATAAAAAGACAGTCGTAAACACAATGGAGTTCATCCCTTGTGTTGAAGTTTTTAACAATCCGGATGCCTTTGGAACTGAAGGCAGCGGTGAATTTGAATGGTTGGCCAATCAAATCGTGGCACACGATGAGATGGTCAAAAATATTCGCGCCAACCTTTCTTTCTTCGGTAACCCGACACTGCTCTCATCTCGACCCAAGCAAGATATTGTTGAGAGCAGCGAAACCGATCCTGCTCAGCGCCCCAGTATTTCGAGCCAGTCTGGCTTTCAATCAGAATTCTTCCTGTCTAGTTCAACGTTCAAGCAAGACAACGTTACGCGACAGCCACCTGGCTACATTGGTCGTCCTGGAAGCGGTATGCGCGTTCCAAGAGTCATTGCCAACCTGGAGCCAACCGATCGTGTCGGTTTTATTACGCCGAATGCGGTCAGTACTGATCAAGCTCGTTACTCTGAGCAGCTCCGCAGTGAGATTCGCCTGGCATTAGGTGGTATTGATGATCTCAGTATCACTAATGTGACCGCCACTGAGATTAAATCCGCTTACGGACGTGTTAGTGCTACAGCAAAGAAGAAGTGTCTGATGCTGTACACCTATGGTGTTTGTAAGTGCTTCGAATTAATGATTTTCCAGGAAGAGCAGATCTTCCGGAAATCCCTGGCGTACGCATCGGGAATTAAATATCCAACCCCACCAGAAGACCCGAGCGACGAAGCTGCCCAAGCTAAGTACGAAAAACAAAAAGTTAATTACGAGAAAAAATTACAAAAAGCAATTGAGCAAGCTGTTGAAACCAAGGAAGTACCTGATGGTGTTCTTGGTTTGGCTCCGGACGGGGATCGCACTGTAAACTGGCGCTGGATGGGTCCTGTTTATGAAGATACGGCCCAGGATAAACTCAACCAATCTATCTTTACCCGAAACCTACAGGAATTAGGGGTTGATAGCATTGAAGCACTGAAGTATTTATTCCCTTCAAAAACGGATGACGAAATCGCGAGCATGCTCTCCGGTTTCCCATTCCGAATGGTAGGGGAAGTACAGAGGGCCTACTCCACATTTATTGATCTAGTCAATCAAGAAATGCGGACACCACATCCGCAGCAACCGAATTTACCGATGGCTGCGGATCCGAGACTTGATCTCACTCCCTTCCTTTACCGAACACTCGAAAGCCTACAAAAAGAGGTAACCTATGCAGGCCGATACCGCAATGCCGACCCAATCGGCACCCCAAGTATCCCCGACCCAGCCGATCAGCTACGGGGCTCCGGTGGCGCAGACGGCGGCACAAGCCCCAGCGGTTTCAACGACTTCCCAATGGGTGGCGCCTTACCAGCAAGTGGCGGCCCCAGCCCCGCAAATGCAGGCCCAGATGGGGGTGAACGGGTACCCCTCCGCCCCTACAGCGTCGTACCCCCAAGCACCCCAGGCGCCCCAACAGGCGGAGAATCCGTACAAGGAAGCGTTCAACCGAGTGGTGGGGCTCCTGAGTTCGCCCGTCCAATTCCCATTCCAGGGTCAACAGTCGAATCTGAGCCCTCAAATCGACCCGGCCAGCTACGCTTCCCAGCAGGCTCCCCAGTACAGCAACGCGGGGATGCCGACCTCTATGCCTGGGATCAACAACAGCCAGGCCTACTCCAACGGCTCTTCCCAAACTTCGCTGGAAATCAGCCCCCAGCAGCTCCGAGCAAACGGGGTAAGCGAAGCAAGTCTTGAAGTTATTGATTATTTCGGTCCTGATGTTCCGGCGATCCTTAACAACTATGCTTGCCAGCTCGAAGACGCTCTGATCACCACCAACAATCAGCTGATCGAAGCCGTCAATCTGCTTCAGGAACTGTCGAATGAGCACAAAGCTTACGAGACCATCCTGACCGACCCCGACGTGCTCGCTGATTACACTTGTGAGTTCTTCGGCGAGAACGGCCCCTACCCGATCCCCGATGAAGAGATCGGTTACGCCGCCCCTCAGCAAGCTCAGGCTCAAGCCGTGGGTCAACAGTTCCAGCGTCCGGTTGCTCCCCAGCGCCCTGAAATGCCGGTTCCCCCGCAGCCCCAGGCTCAGGGCAATCCCGTGGACTTCTGGAACAGCTTCGGCTCCCTGGCCGAGCGTGATCCCTCCAACGCCTGGCGCTATCTGAACGCTGCCCAGCAGAATCCTGAAGTGTTCCGTCAGAAACTCCTGGTTATGGAGTGATAATCGGAAAAAAGCCGATTATTCATCTGTTTTTGAACAAATTAACTAAACGTAGAATAAGGGGTAGCAAACGCTGCCCCCTTTTTATTTAAAAAGGATTTGTTATGGCATCAAAAAAAGCAAGTGCTGGGGATAGAGCCGCTCAGTTTCTCGCTAGTTTCGGGACTGCTGGCGGTCCTATTGGCGCTCCCGGCCTTGTGATGTTTGGTGCGGGTGATACCGCCGGTCAAGTTCAATCTGGAAACATTGATGAGTATGCCGCAATTCGTGTTGCGACTGCTCCTGTTGTTGGCAACCCAAATGCGCCACAACCGCCA